ACCGGCATACAAGCGACCGAAAAAACGGCGATCACCTCCACACCGGTGGACATGGATCTCAAAAACGCGCCGGTTATCACCATCGCCGGCGGCAACGACATCTCCCTACAGGCGGTGGAACGCTCGAGTCCATCGTTCCTCGAGGCGTACATTCGCGCCGCGTCGGTCGATTGGGGCCGCAAGGCGGAGGCCTACGTGCTGTCGGTGCTCACACCGCTCGCCGCGGTCGCCACTCCGCCGGTGGGCGGCTCATTCATCGACCAAATCGGCGCGCTATTGGGCGCGCTCGATCCGACACAAACACCGGCAGGCCCGCTATTCGTCGCGCTGTCCTACGACCTCGCTATCCCGCTGATCAGCGTCAAGTCCACGGACGGGCCGGCGTTCTGGTCCGGTTCGATCAATTTCGGCGGGATGACACCGGAAATGAACGCCGCGGGTCTCACGATTTTCGTGGACTGGAATCTCCCGGCGTCCACGATGCTCGGAGGCTCAAAAGCCGCGGCACCGGTCCACGTCTCACCGGGCGCGCCGGCGGATATCCGCGTGGTGGACGTGTCGCTGCTCGGACTGGACGTGGGCGTGTACGGCTATCTGGCGGTGACACCGGAATATCCGGGCGCGCTCGCAATCATGACGGTTCCCGTAGGTCCATAGGTGGCCGATTGGGCGACGCCGGACGACGTGAACGCCGCGCTCGGTGGCACCGCCACCGACACGGAGTTCCTCACCGCGTGCACGGACGCGGCGAACGCCTACGCGTTCCGCCGGCGGCTCGAGGCCGGCTACGTGGACGACGAGCTGATCACACCGGGCCCGGACGTGACCATGGGCGTGGTCATGTACGCGGTATCGCTGTACCGCGAACGCGGTTCGGTCGATTCGTATGCGTCATTCGACGCGTTCGCGTCCGGTGTCATGCCGTCGTCCACCTATGGGCAGGTGAACCGCCTGCTCGGTGTGCCACGCGGACAGGTGGACGCACCACCGACCGGCGACGAGCTCGCCCGGATCCGTGTCCGCCGGCAGCATGCACGGTGGTTCGCGTGAGCAATCTGAACGACTACCGCAACGAGCTCGCCGGCAAGCTCACCGCCGCGGGGGTGGCCGGCGTGTCGGTGGATCCTCGAGCAGCTCCGCCGTGCGTGCTGATCGACGCGCCCACCGTCGCCGGCAAACAGGGTGTGGGCGGGTGGCTCGTGGAGTATCCGGTGCTCGTGCTCGCGGTACCGCCGGGGAACGCGGAGGCGCTCGTGTGGCAGCTCGAGCAGCTCGAGCTCGTGCTGGCGACCACCGGCGCCGGCGCCGGGCGTCCGGCGACATTCGATCACGCCGGCGGCGAATGTCCGGGCTATTCCGTGACGGTTACTCAATTCATCGATAATCCAAATTGCTAGGGAAGGATCCACGCTCATGGCTCGCACCGTGATCACACTCAACAATCCGATTTTCAAGCTGGCCGATGATGAGGCGTCACTCGCCACCGGTGAAGCGTTCGAGTGTCAACTCACCTCCGCGGTGATCACCGCCAATCCGGTTTTCAACACCATTCCGGCGACCGGATGCGCGCCGGCGACACAATCGCCCGGACGCACCGGCTACCAGCTCGATTTGGCCTGGCTCGAGGACTGGACGGCGTCCGCCGGTGGCCTGTCCGGCTACGCGCTCGAAAACGACGGCGCCGCCAAATGGTTTTCGTTCGCGCTCGATTCGGTGGGCGCGCCCACCGTGGTCGCCACCGGACAGTGCTACGTGGTCGCGGGTGGATTCGGTGGCACGTTCGGTGACGGATCGGCCGCGGCGACCGCGGCGACATGGCCGCTACTCGACGCGCCCACGGTGACCACGCCGGCGCTCGCGGGGTGACCGGTACCGCCACATTGCGCCGGCAGCTCGAGGCGCTCGCACGGCTACCGGAGCGAGCGACACGTGACGCCGCGGCGGCGGTATGCGAGCTCGCCGCGGACGTGGGCGGGACGGTGCTGCTCGGCAAGAAACGGCGGGCCTACCGGCTCAAAGCAAAACCGCAGTTCTACGCGGGCCGCGCCGGCGAGTTCCGCTGCACGGTATGGGGAACACCGACCGGACCATGGGTATGGAAGAACACCGGGACACGCGCCCACATGTGGCCGCGCAAACGGCGCCGCAAGGCACGGTTTGTGCACGGCGCCGGATTCACCCACCCATACGACGCACGCACACCGCGACATGTCGCCGGGATTCCGGCCCGCTACCGCTGGACACGCGGCGTAGTGCAACGGGCAAAAACGGAGGTAGTACCGGCGGCGTTTCGGCGCGCCGTCGCGGAGGCGGTGGCCGGGCGTGGCTGACGACAAAATCCGTGTCGATATCGAATCCGTCTACGACGACGACGACGCCAAAAAGGCGCTGAAAGACGCGGAGAAAATCGAGGACGCCCAACCGGTGCTCGAGGTGGACGCGGACACCTCGCAAGCGTCCGGCAAGCTCGAGGCCGTATCCGATGAAGCGACACGGCTCACCTCCCGCGATTGGGTGACAAAGCTGCTCGCGGACACGGCGTCCGCCAAATCGGAGCTCGAGCAGCTACAGAGCGAGCTCGACGCGACCGGCGACCATGCCAAACAGGCGAACGAGCAGCTCGACCGGACCACCGGTGGCGGTGAGGGCTCGAAACTCCGCGGCAACGCCATCGCGGACCTGACCGGTCCGCTCGGTGACGCGTCCGGCGCCGCATCAGATTTCGCCGGTGTGTTCGACGGGCTCGGCGACACGGTGGAGGCGGTGGCCGGCAAGCTCGGACTATCGGAGAAGGTCGCCGGCGGGCTCGCGTCCGCGGTGGGCGGTTTGGGCGTGGTGGTCGCCGCGGGCGCGGCGGCGTGGACGCTCTATAAGGGCCGGCAGGAAGAGGCCCGCAAAAAGGCGGAAGAGCTCACCAAACAACAGGAGGCGTTCAACGACGCGCTCGAAAAAGGGGACCGCAAAGCGGCGGCGGCAGGGTTCGAGAAACTGTACGGAAAAGCGTTGTCCGGCGCGGATGAGCTCGGACTGTCCACGAAGCAGCTCGTGGATTACATACGTGGCGCGTCGGACGTGCTACCGGGTGTCAATGAGCAGATAGCGCGACTGAACGCGGAGGCGCACGCGGCGACGCATGAGGTGGACGCGATGACCGGCGCCGGCACCGCCCACGTGGACGCGCTCGTGGCGCAACGCGACGCGCTGATCGGCGCGAACGACGAATTGACCAAAGCTCGCGACCGATACAAGGAGCTCGACGGCAACACGAAAAACGCCAAAGAGTCATCGGAAGATTTGGCGACGGCGCTGCTCGGCCCGGAACGCAAGCTCAAGGACACGGCGAACGCGGCGGACGACGCGAGCTCGAGCGTGGACGACGTGACCAGCTCATTCGACCGGCTCAACGAACGTTTGTCGAACAAACGGGCGATAGAGGATTTCCAAACCGCGATGGTGGAGGCCCAAAAAGCGATCCACGACAAATCGGCCGACACGGTGGTCGATATCCGCGGGGTGGAGGACGCAATCCTGCACGCCGGCGAGGCGGCGAAACTCAATCCGATCGACGTGGAAACGGCGATCCAAAAAGCGGACCAGGGCGATATCGACGGCGCGTTTTTGTACCTACAACAAAAGATCGACGAAAAGGGTCCGCTGCAGGTGAACGTGGCGCTCCACGCGACGATTCCGAAACTCAAAATCGCCGGACGTGGTGGAACACAAATCGTGGTGGAGGTGGATCCGACCACCTCGAGCTCGAGCATGGCAGCGGGCGCCGGCACGGTGAATGTGCATCTTCCGCGCGGCTACCGCGGCGACGCGGTGGCGGAGGTGACCGGCGCGGCTCGCCGGAACGGGCGCCGCTACGGAGCTCGAGGTGGTGGCCGCATTGCGCGTCGCTGACCGCCCGCTACCCACGATCACGCTCGATCCGCACGCGTGCGCGGCGTGGCCGGTGCGTCCGGTGATCGCGCTCGAATCGAAGGGCGCGCCGGCGCTGCAATGGGACACCGATCTGCAATGGGACACCGCCGGGCTCGTGTGGGACCAATCCACCGCGGCGCCGCTATGGATCGACGCGACATGCGATTTCACCGGCGCCGATATCGACTACGGCCCACCGGACGACGCCGGCGTATTCCCCGCCGGACGGCTCGCGGTGACGCTCGATAACCGGAGTGGCCGGTGGGCGCCGTACACCGTGGACGGCTCGCCGGCGGCGTTCGGCGCCGGGCAGCGTGTCGCGGTCTGGTACACCGACCGCGGCGCCGGGCAATGGTGGGCGTTCTACGGGCGGATATCGACCTACGACGAACACATGGGCGACACAATCGAGCTCGAGGCGTTCGACTCATTCGCGGACCTCGCACAATCGATAGGCGAGTACACGCCGGGCACGAACGGGCAGCTACCGGGCGCCCGGTGCGCGGCGATTATCACCGCGGCGGCGGCGCCGCTGGTGCGGACACGATTCGCCACCGGCGTGGTGACGCTGACCGCGCAACTCACGGATAACTCACCGCTCGAGGAAATCGAACGTGTCACCACCTCTGACGGTGGAGTGTGCTACGGCGACGCGGACGGCACGGTGGTCACCACGGAACGGACGTGGAGGGCCGGACGCTCCGACCAAACCGCGATCCCGGTGGTCGGAACGAACGTGTGCACCGCACCGATCGTGCTCACCGATCCGGTACTCACCACCTCTGACGAACATGTGGCCGGCGTGGTCCGGCTGTCGAACGTCGCGGGGCTCACGGCGACCGCGCAACGTTCCACGGATCCGCGGTACGTGTACGCGCAAACCGACCAGGAATGGACGCTGCAATCGGAAGGCGACGCGCTCGCCGGCTATATCGCCGCGAACGCGTGGCAGACACGCCTAGGGATTTCGAGCGCGGACGTGTATCCGCTCGATCCGCGCACCACCGCCATGCTCGCCGCGGCAGGGTGGCGGCTACTGGACCGAATGCGGATCCTGCACGATTCGCGCACCACCACCGGGCTCGCCCGCGTGGACGTGGAGGCGCTGATATCGGAGCTCCACCACGCGCTCACCGCGGAAACATGGATTGTGAGTTTCGGCACCACGCGGGCGCTCGCCTACTACGCGCCGCAACTATGGGACCAATCCACGTTCACGTGGGACAACTCGAATCCGCTGAACGTTTGGGGGTACTGATTATGTCGAACCTAGATCCGGCGTTGACACTCGAGCAGCGTGTGGCGGACCTCGAGGCGCTACTGGCACCGCTGATCGAACCGCGGGCCACCGTCCCACCGATCACGATTGGCGAGCTGACCGACGTTCCTACGGTCGGCAGCTCGATCGCGTCGCAATGGGCGCAAGAGGTATCGAACCGGGCCATTCACCGGTTCGCCACGAAAACGCTATTGGACGGATGGGCCGCGGCGGACGGATCATTCGGCTACGTGTCCGGCGAACACCGGTGGTACATGCGCGACGGTGGCGCGTGGACGCGTACCGGATGGGGAACCGTCGCCGGGCGAACGATTTTCGACGCGTCCGCTACGGTCGGCGCCGCGATCGGACAAGGCTCGCTCGTGCCAATCGTGTGGACGACGGAAACAACCGATAGCGACGGGTTCGGCGCCGGTGGTTCAGCGATCACGATTCCCGCCGGGCTCGGCGGTCTCTATCTCGCGTCGCTGGCCGTCACACTCGCGGCCACCGGCGCCACCGCGTTCGTGCGGCTGTCCGCCACCGGCAGCAACGCCGCGGACGTGCCATTCACGAACACCGGGCTCACCGCGGCGGTGTCAATGGTGTTTCCGATTGCCGCGGGCGGCAACGTCACGGGCCAAATCTTCCACACCGCCGGCGGAAATACGACGATCACGAGCGCGAGCATGCGCCTAGTCAGGCTCGGCCCATGAGCGCGTTCGCGGATTACGAACCGGAGGACGCGTGGTGCACCACGGACACCGTTCCGGCCCTGGTGCTCAATTTGCGCCGGCGTGTCGCGGAGCTCGACGGTGGGAACGTGTCGCAATCGGAAACCCTCGAGCAGCTCGAGCGGCGGGCGCTCACCTATGTGCATGCGATCAATCGCGAGCTCGAGCAGCGCGAGCTGACACGCGCCGCGGAGCTGCTGGAGGACGTGGAATGGCTACGGACCAGGATCCGCTCCGGTGGGTGACCGCTACCTGACCGATTTGGCCCACGTGGTCCGCGCCGCCGGACTGTCGGTGGTCGAAACGGCGGGATGGGAAACACGCGCCCGCGGATCCGGCGGCTACGACGGTGATCGTCCGTGGTGCGTGGTCTGGCACCATACGGCGAGCTCGACCACGCCGGAAAACGACGTGAATTACATCATTCACGGATGCCCGGACGCGCCGGTGGCGAATCTGTATTTGGCCCGCGACGGCACCGTGTACGTGTGCGCCGCGGGCGCGTGCAATCACGCCGGCAAGGGTGGGCCGGCGTCCTTCATGCGTGGCACCGTTCCCACGGATCAAATGAACACGCACGCGATCGGTGTGGAGGCGGCGAATGCTGGCACCGGTGAACGGTGGCCGGCGGAACAAATCGACGCTTACTTCGCGTTGTCGCTCGCCCTGTCCGCCGCGTACGGGTTCGACGTGGGTGACGTGATCACCCACGGCGGACCGGATGGGTGGGCGCCGGACCGCAAAATCGATCCGGCGACCGCGGCGGCGGTGGAGGGCGAATGGCGACCGGAGGCCGTCACCTCCGCCGGCACGTGGTCGCTGCTCGATATCCGCGCGGAGCTCGAGCTCCGCGCCCAACATGCCACGGAGGATGACATGCTCTATTTGGCGACACTCGCGGACGGAACCGTGTGCGTGGTCGGATCCGCGATCCGTCCGGTGTCCGGCGACGAAATCGCGCCCGGCGGACCGTACGCGGGCCTGCCACGGTTCGTACCGGATCCGGCGTCCTACTGGCACGCATGGCTCCGCGCCGGCGTGGACGAATACTCGCAACGCGTCGGAATGTGACCGGAGGCGAGCGGTGAGCGGCGCCCACGTGCTGATTGCGGTGCTCGTGGTGCTCGTGTCCGGAGTGGCCGCGGTGGCGTGGTGGAGGTGGCGACACGAAATGCTCGAGCTGCTCGAGGACATCCGGAACGAGCTCCGGAAGGAGGAACCGTGACCGATACGCAAGCGTGGATTTTGGTGGTGGAGGTGGGCGTGCTCGCGCTCGCCGCGCTCCGCGGACTGTTCAAGTGAGCTAGCGCAACGCTCGCGGCAGCTAGCGGGCCATTTCTCACGGTGAGCGCGAGGCCTCGCGTGGATTGGCCGCTCGAGCAGGGCGTATGGCGGAATCAAAGTTATCGGCCCGGCTCGAGCTCCGGCGGATCCCGTCCCATTCCACCGGTATCGCACGGCACGTGTAACGGCGGCGGCTATGGTCGCGCGCCGTGACGCCGCGCCGACAATATCCGCAACGACGATTCCTGCACGTGGATGCTGTAGCGGAGATTCTCGGAGTGGCGCCGGACACCGTAGGGATTTGGGTCCGCAAGGGCGTGGTACCGGCAGCGGTCGTGTACCAGCTCCGCAAGGGCTCGCCCTACATGTTCGAGGAAGGGCCGTTTTGGGAGTGGATCGACTCCACGCGCATCGACCGCACCGACCTACCAAAACTTGCAGCAAATTTAGACCAGCTCACCTCTACGGGTGATGAGATAACCGCGGATTCGGCCTAGTACGAAGACACCCACCGGGCGAACCGCGCCACGGTGGGTGTCTTGACACCGAATCCTCCGGGCGAACGGAGGAACGATGGAACGAGCGAGACAATACACAAACGGTGCGACAGGGGGAGCACACCGGCGCATTCTGCAGGAGGCGCCCATGTCGGACCATGGACCGCGCATATTTGACAGACCGCTCGATTGGGTGAAGCACGGCGGGCCGGACGGTGGACACGTGATACCGCTCCGGTGGTGGTCGTACGCGTGGCCGGCGCACGCGACCCGCGGCGATTGCGTGGCGGTGCTCCGCGAGCTCGCCCGAACCGCGGACAATGCGACCGGCGTGGCGCTACCGCTCGGCGCGAACTATCTGTCCGCGGAGCTCGGCATGGAGCGGCGTTCGGTCCGTAACGCGCTCGAGGCGCTCGAGGCGTCCGGGCTCATCTATGTCGTGAAGCAGGGCGGGCCCGGACGTGGCCGCGCCACCGTCTACGGACTCGCGATACCGGGCCGTAAAACGGCGGAGGAAACGGCGGAGGAAACGGCGGAGGAAACGGCGGAGGAAACGGC